CCTAATTGGAGTAAGCAATACCACCCATACCGTTAGTTACACGAAAGATATTATAATTCACTGCGTATACTTTAAGATTACATGTGGTAGATATCTTCTGCGAACCATCACTCAGCGTTGTATTATAATAAGAATCTCCTGATGTATTTGTCACACCAATTGCATTAACTGCCAAGTTCAACTGGAGAACTGTCGAATCAATACGTGAAAAGTTACACGTTCCGCTAGGTTGCACTTCCTCTGGTTTGAGTGAAAAAGAATACACATTAATGCCAGGTGATACTGGAACATTAGTATGGGCATTATAGGTTTGAAACAAATTAAAGTATCTTCCCTTCTGCTCTGTAAAACGCTCATGACCATTAAGAATCAACTTACCAGAAACAACCGGGTTTTGGCCACCGGGCGGTATTTTAACACTTTGTCCCAACAGTGTTATCATCTGATCACGTGTTTTCACATTACCTAATCCACCATAATCAGTTAAATCCGTCAGACTATACAGTTCATCAATACCACTAACCGATGTAGGAATATATGAACTATTAATAGGAACTGATATGGCTTTACAAGTAGTATAGTTACTCCAATGATTATTGTCAGTATGTGTAGTTGACTGACAAACCCAGATTAGTTCTTTTACAGGATGATTAAAGTTCAAGTTACAAAGTACTGTCCTTGGATTGCTTTCTACTGTACCAGTAGTTACTCTAATATCTCCGTTAAACTGCAACTGGTCAATAAGATATTCATGCGATACCTGTGTAAAACGCCGGCGCTCATCCGTATCCAGATAAATATAATCCACCCACAATGCAGGCGACTCTGTTGTAGTAAGCGATGCACTCGCAAAATTACCAATCACTAGTTGATTAAAATCTTTAAAGGAGACACTAACTTTAACCTCATGATATTGTAATGCAATCAACGGAAGAGCAAGCCCAGGATTACGACAAAACCAAAATTGGAGCGGGACATAAATCTTACGACTCAACTGTTCTGTTGTAACACCAATTGTGTTTTTCTGTAATCCTGTAGGACGACCAAACCGATCCTTGGGATATTGACCAATCATTTTGCGATAACCCACTTCCTGACCAGCGGGGACAGTGAGCTGTGCCCAGATTTCAAGCCAGTCACCATAATGCCGGTCTATAAGCTGACCGCCTACTTCTACTTGAACCTGATCAATAAGATGATGTCCAATATCTTCTATCCAATGATATTCTCCGTTAAAGCTAGCACCTAGACTCAGCTCGGGAAGCGTTGCTTCCAAGTAGATACCGCTTACAAGATCACCTACACGAGATACCAAACAACTTACAGTATTACCAAAGTCAGCTGTACCTGTAAAGAACTGTTTAACACTCTCTATTGAAAAGTTTGTATGTCTTCGGTAAACTACTTTGAAATATGTAATTGTAGGATTCCCTGTCAAGTATACATCCTGTGCTCCATAAGCGACTAGTTGCATCATACCACCAGCCATGTATATAATTTACAGTAATGTATTTTCTAAGGCGATACAAAGTATTTGCACAAAGTAAAAATACCCTATCCGTTTCCGGATAGGGTATTTTTACTGTTCTTCCTCCTTCTTCCTCTTCTTCTTCCTTAGACTGCTAAGAAGTGGTAGCAGACGCCTTTATCATACCAATACAGGTATGAATTTCTGCATCTGCGGCGATTGCACCGCCCAACAATCGCAGGACCGTAATCCCGATGAATCTGTTCGTCGGCATTCATGTAAATCTCCAACAGTTGATCCTCGTCACCATCATATGGGACGAAGTAGCTCACCGGCTGATCAATCCGCCGGTTGGTGTTGTCGCGCCAACTGATTTCAAACCCATTGTCGTACTCGACGACCTTGGGAACAATCCGCCCATTCGTTGTGGGCAAGACTTCATCTCGAATTACAATGAAGTCTGTCCAAAACTCAATCTTCACACTAATAGCACACACATGTGCAGTATCTTTTTTATCCTCATCTCTGGCATCAATCACCGGAACCATCAATGTTTCCAGCAATGTTGCTCCAGGAAAATCCTCCTGTATAAACTCGGTTTGCTCTTCTTTCCACCCATAAGGCGGAGGAACAATGTCCCCGTATTGCAGTTCGAACCGCATTTTTCTCTTATCGCTATCCGCTGTCGTATATCTCTGTCGCTATCCGCTGTCGTATATCTCTGTCGCTCGTATCACTGTAAGAATTGAAGCACGATGTTCAACTCTAATAATCTTAAGATGGAATCACTTTTGGGGGACACCCCCCTCGCTTCCTAAGATTACCCGATCCCCTCCTCTCTTCCTAATTGCCGAGGAATGGAAGCGAGGGGGCTATGGGGGAGCGACTACGTCGCAAGGGACGCCTAAGGCTGTCCCACAGCTGTCCCCCACCCCTTAGGACGTGTAAGCCACAGCACCCATACCGCTCATGATACGGAGAATGTTATAGTTTGTAGCAAAAATAGATACATTCCATCTACTGGTAGAGAAATCCACAGCAGATACTCTATTATCAGGAACAGTAAAATCAACAGGTTCAATACCGGATTGCGTTGTCATAATGAGTTTTACAACATCAATACGAGAAAAGTTACAACTTCCGCTAGGTTGATGTTCTTCTGGTCTCAATGCGAAGGAATAAACATTAATCCCAGGACTATCAGGAATATTTGTATGCCTATCACGCGACTGTACAAGATTAAAATAGTCTCCCTCTCTTGCAGCAAACCGCTCCTGACCGTTAAACTGTAACTTGGCACGTGTCACAGGATTCAATGAATTTGGTGGCGCTGTCATACTCTGGTTAGTAAGCGTTCTTAAATTACCCCACTGAATACCCGTTGGATAAGTATATGCCGTACTTGTACTCGCATCAATCGCCATATCATACTTAACATCCGCCAGAGATGCCGTTCTACCAGAATGCAATGTAGCCGAATGTGTTGTATAATTGCTCCATTTATTATAAACCTCCGCAGCCTCTGACCGACAAACCCAGATAATCTCTTTCACAGGATGATTCAACACGAGAGGGATTGTTACTTCAACACCTGGAGATATAATCGCTGTTTGTGTTTGTACTTGTTCTATAAGATATTCATGTGTAACTTGTGCAAATCTCCTGCGTTCATCCGTATCAAGATAGATATAGTCGATCCAGAGACTGGCCGCAAAGAATCCATTGTTTGGAGGAGAGACTGTTATAGAGGAGAATGTATTACTTGTCCCTGACTGAACAGTACCATTTTGATTTATAATCAATGAAGAGAAACTACTAAAGGTTACATAGATTTTAACTTCATGATACTGTAATGCAATCAGAGGAATGGATAATCCGACATTCCGACAAAACCAGAATTGCAACGGGACATAAATGGTTCTGCCACGAATAGTGCCACTGGCTGCAGAAATATCCTGTGCCGCCTGCAACCCTTGTGGAATACCAAAGTCAGTCAGGGGATCCTGACCAATCATCTCTCGGTAGCCGCGCTGTTGGCCGGCTGGAACAGTGAGCTGTGCCCAAATTTCAAGCCAATCGGAATATTGACGATCGACAAGCTGACCACCGATTTCTACATCCATCTGTTGTAACAAATGATGTCCAATGTTATCAGTCCAACGGAGAATAGCACCAGTATTACCTACAGTAGAAGTCCAGGAGACATCAGGTAGTTCTACCTGAATGTAGACGGCGTTAATTAAATCACCGTTACGCGGTATAACAGCGCCTAATCTAGGACCACCAAACTGGGTACTTCCGTTAAATGTTTGCTGAATACTCTCAATGGCAAAGTTTGTATGTCTTCGGTATACTACTTTAAAGTATGTAATCATAGGATTACCTGTAAGATATATATCTTGTGCGCCATAGGCGACAAGTTGCATAAGACCGCCAGCCATATATGTATAGTTAAGAATGATTTATTTAGATGTATAAGGATGGATGCTATAGAAGAATACATAGATACAAAGTTAGATCAAGGTTATACTTTGACTGAAATATCAACTATATTCAAGTCCGCTATTTTACCACATGATCTAGCTGATATACTCTCTGTTCTTCCAGAAGAGGATGTGCGTTTATGCGCACAACGTGCAATATCTCTAAGAAGAATCAAGGCATTTGACCGTAAGGGCCTGAGTTTAGAATAAGCAAGCACCCGGCTTTTCATCAATAAGGGTTATCTCTTCCATTTGCAGATGCTCAGGCTCTCGCTCTTCCAGTGCAGCAGCTGCAGTCACTGCTGGTCGCCTTCGGCGCGGTTTTACACATCGCTTTTCGTCATTCTTTTCTAGTAAGAACTGTGAAATCTCGGTATGGTCTAGCGCCGCATCTAGATTAACTGTTAGCTCATTGATAATATAGTTTTCATCCAAGTACCAGTCCCGTCGTGTATTAAAATGTGATACATAGTTTCCTGTATTATCAACCAAGTCTAGTACTACAGGATTCAAATCCAAGTGAAACTTTCTAAGAATACGACCCACCGGTTGTTCAATCTCTACTCCTGGTGGAGTTGCAAAAATCAATGTATTCAATCCCGGAATATCCAGTCCCTCTTTCGCAATAACATCAATACCAAAAATCAAATCGCACTTTGCGCTCTCTGCCAACATCGCCCGATGAACCTTACGAGTTACGCCTGTCTTGCCCCAGTAAAATCCGGTTGTTACCTGGATGCCATCAGGTCGTGGAACATCTGTTGTATCAATCATCTCTTTCAGTGTCCGCAAATGCTCTTTTCTGGAACTCAGGATAAGAATCTTTCTGCCTTGAGCAGCGTATAGTTTCAATGCCGTATAAATTAAGGCATTTCGTTCTAAGAGTTTTGCGATATTTGTAGTCATTCCGGCCGTATTTTTAGTCCCATTCGCCATTCTAAGAACACCATAGTTTTCACTAGTGCTATTAAGATAGAGCTTCTTAACCCATACAGTATTCGAACCAGTCCGCTTTTCCTGATGAAACAAGGGTCCAATGAAATTATAAAAAATAGGTGAGAGACCATCCGCCCGCTCCGGTGTCGCCGATAGACCCAGAGTGTACCTAGTTCTAATCCGCATCATAGCCTTGGAAAATGTCTCACTACTGATATGATGACATTCATCAAAAATAGTAATCCCAAATCGGTCGAAGACGCTCATTGGATATTCCTTTAGGGACAGGCTATGGAGCATAGCAATAACAAAATCACGGTTCTCTATATCCACAGTTGATTGCTGAATCTTACCGATTGACTTGCTTCCTGTCATAGTCTCAATGGCCTCTGCCCATTGATCCATCAAGCATTCCGTCGGTACAATGATCAGTGCCGCGAGACCCAGTTGGCAAATAGTCCGAATAGCACAATAAGTTTTGCCCCAACCACAAGGCAATGACAAAACACCGCCATCACCAATCTCCTTGGCGGGATCGAACTTTTCCGTAAGGGCGGCTATTGCAGCCCGCTGATGGGGTAGTGGGTCACGACTGCATTTAGCCCGGATGGGGATACCCTCTGGTAAAGCAACATACTCTGGATATCCAAATTTTTCCAAACCGTAATACCGCGGAACATAATATGCGTCATTGGACTGCCAGAAGATTTTATACGTCTTGGGTTTTTGAAAGTCTTTAAATGCTGGGAGGACCTTCGTAGTAATGGTCAGATCTTTCTTAAGGCGTTGTTCATCCTCCTTTGATAGCTGGTCTTTACGCAGAGTATATCCTAGGCGTCCAAGACATTTGTTGAGAGACATGTTTATTTAGTCATAGCCATATCAATTTAATAATTAAAATACTTGTCTATAATATAATGTCATTACTATCCCCGGCACCATATGCGACAGTCGAACCTTCTCGTCTTGAAAAGGGACTTCGCCGCTCGAAAGGAATGAAACCGTACCCTACACCTGCCACTTCCACAAGCCCGTCTGCTTGGGAAGATCAGACCCGTCTCCGTTATGACGCTGGTGCCAGAAAGACTTATGATATGCAGAGTGCTGCTCCTGGCGACTACATCACAGAGACTCCGGGTTATTACTGGTGCCCGCCCGAATGGAACTATACCGAGAAGATCGTCTCCCCGGGTCATTTTCCCAAGGAATACCGTAATGCATGCAGTGCCGATACGGAAACCAAGTTGATCCATTCCGTAAGCACTAATCCTAAGCTCCGTCATCAGGTGTTTGCCCGTCCTTACCTCGGCAACTTTATGGGTGCCGGTCAAGCCTCCCTTGACAAGAAGGAGCTCGAGAGCGACCTGATCTATGGTCTTGATACCCGCGGTGGTCCTCGTAAGGCATGCGATGTCTTGTCTGGTGTTAATATCGACCGTTTTGAATACCTGCCAGAGTATGGCAACCCTCAGCGGGTTGTGCATGTTATCCCGCAGTGGGTCTGGGGTGGTATTAATACTCGCGACTATGTCCGCAAGGTAGAATACGATGAAAAGTGTATGAATGTCAAGCAGAAGAAACTGTTTAAACTCCTCTAGGGGGACACCGGTGTGGGACAGCCTTCGGCGTCCCTGCGACGTAGTCGCTCCCCTTTGACCCCTCCCGCCCTTCGGGGGTGCCGCTCTGCGGGCGACTACGTCGCAAGGTTTCCGAAATAAACAACCCCGCGGATCGGTAGCCATGAGGTACAAAATAAACCAACCCCGCGGAGCGGTAGCCAGGGGTTTAAGGGGACAGCTGTCCCCTATTGAAGTCATATTGCTGTATATGTTATATGACTGAGCAAGAACAAACTGTTACAAAGTACATCAATATGCTACTTGCAGATGAATGGACTTTGAAAGAAATAGGAGAACTACTAAGAAAGACAATACCTATGGAACTTGCCAGGGATTGTCCAGGAGTGACGACTTTGGATATACTTAAGATTTATGATTCTATACTTATTGAACATACCATAGAAGAATATCTCCGTCAGAGAGAGTATATATAGATGCAGTTCTCTATGGAAGTTCTAAATGCTGCTGGTATTATCGCAGTAATTCTAGTTATGGTTATAATCTATCAAATATGGTTAATAGTGAAAGACAGGTATAAACTAGAAGTACAAAGTAATCTTGTATCTGCAGGATTACTAGTTGCTAACTATATATTGTCATTTATAATAGTCTTTGCACTTATAGGTATTGCTAACCGTCTATAAAATAGAATATATTTTGAATGCAGATATACATCCAGCCAATTGAGCTATGATGTAAAATAATAGCTCACTATTCCCTATAACTTGATTGAGATAACTTATAACAGAAATTATAGGATTGAAATGACCGCCGATAAAATCAGCGAGTATAAAAAACCCCAAGTATATAATAAAGGTTCCAGAGAACTCTTTGAAATATTTGAACATCTATATAATTAGATTCTATTCATACGTGTAGGAAGACCATGACCAAAAAGGATCATGTAGATCAGTGCAACGGCACCAATAAGAGTACTGCGAGTCATGGCCATCTTGTAAGTCTGACCGAGGACAAACCGCATGATAATGTAGAGTACTGCAACAAGCAGAACAGCATGAATAACGTGAGTAGGCGTGGATTCCATTATATCTTATATCTAGATTTTCTCTCATACTTCCTTCTTAAAACCCATATACTCCTTTCTTAATTCCATCCTTAATAACCCCGCGGAGCGGAAGCCAGGGGTTCATAGGGGACAGCTGTCCCCTAGTACCAGTACACACGGAACAAGCGCTCAGTCAGGTCAGACAGGACTACATCATAGACCGTGAAACCAACCAAGCTGGCCAGTGTAGCCATAATCCAGACGGGGTCAAGAATAGACTTGCAGGAGATGAGACGCGATACAAGGTACATAACACCGAATTTACCCCAATCGTTGATAGTCTTCTGGAGGGGCGGGCTGTAGGTCAGATCCTCACCGCGAATGTAGGGGAAGAGCCAGATGTCATATACGGCGAAACCAAACAGGGTAGCCAGAGTGGTAAAGATCCAGGTAGTGTCCATGATACTGTTACCGGACAGCAGACGGGCAACGAGCAACATAGTACCGAACTTGTTGGTAGTATCGAGTGTGCGCTTGGTAGTGGTATCTTCTTCACCGGTGTAAATAAAGTTACGGGTAGAGAGATGGTAGATAGCGAAACCGAGCAGAGAAAACAGTGTGCTCCGCTGCCATATGGCGTCAGAAAGAGCACCACCAGTAATCAAATGAGACACAGTGTACATAGTGCCGAACTTGATGACATCGACCGAAATATCCTTTAATGGGAACATTATATTAATCATCTGGGATTTATTTTTCAAACTGATTAAAGTTTGGTATTATAAATAATGGAGCAATTGCAAGAACAAGAACAAGTGCAGGTACAAGATCCAGAGCAAGAGCAACAAGAGATTATCACTGAACCTGAGCAAGACGAGAATCCAGTGCAAACCAAAATTAATGAATTGCGATCACGCGAGATTGTAAAAGATCAACGGACTGATGACTGGCTCATGGCGCGTAACAACTTTATCACTGCCAGTACATGTGCGGCCTGTGCCGGTCTTATGGGTGAGACTGCAAGGAATAATATGATCCTTGAAAAGATTACTTTGGGTGAAAAGAAAGGATTCTATGGAAACGCCGCTACACGGAAAGGTACTTTGTTTGAACCGATCACTAACCAACTTTATAGTCTAAAAACAGGAAAGACAATCCATATGTTTTCTTTAATCGGTCATGATAATCCGGAATATGCCTTTCTCGGTGCATCTACTGACGGTGTATCATCACAACTTGATAACATAGAGATTAAAACACTTGTATCGCGCGAACATGGTAAAATCAAAAGGGAATATTATCATCAAATGCAGCATCAGATGGAATGTCTCGGTTTGCAAACAACGGATTTCATCGAGGCCAGTTATACTGAATGCGGTAGTAGAGAAGAATGGCTGTCCGCTTTATCCGAGCATAAGGGAGCTATTATTGCTGTTACCGGTTCAGAACCCGTATATTCGCCCATTGACGATGTAGATATGATTCTATCCCTTATTGATAAACTCTTCCAAGAATCTTCTGGAAACATACAGGTTACTTATTGGTGTTTGAAAAAATGGTGCATGCGGAAAGTAGAAAAGGATCCGTCGTGGATCCAGAGTATGGGACCGTTGCTTAAGAAGTTCTGGGATGATGTATCCCATTATCGAGAGCATCCAGATGAATTACAGATAGCACCCAAGAAATCACGTAAGATAGATTCTTCTGAATGTTTGTTTTAAAGATACATCAAGCATAGATGTTAGATGCTCAAACCAGTTAAGAAAATAATTACAGAATCAGGTGAAACTAGAATCATTACAATACAGGTTCGTGAAGAAAAAGCCATCCAGACCGAACCAGCAGAGCGAGAGGAGAAACAAGCGACTCAAAGAAAGGAAGCGCGTGAGGAACAGGAAGCGACTCAGGAGGGAGAAGAAGGGGAAGAAGAGGAAGAAGAATATGAGTTACATCCTAAATTACAAGAGTTATTAGAATACTTTGTACGTGATGATAAGTTCACTATTATCTCTCATAACGAGCTATCTTCCTTTAAGAATGAGATAGCCTCCCTTAGGAATGAGCTGTCTTCTATCGCTTCCCTTAGGAATGATCTCGGTGAAATTAAGATGATGTTAAAAGTACTTAAAAGCAAACAGAATAATGGAAAGTATAATGACTAAGTTTGTCACTAAATGTAAAATCGGCGCAAGTCGTCAGGAGACTATTGAGTTTCCGTCTATGAGCTATAAATTACTTGCACCTGAGGTAGTTACAATTACAGAATGTAATACCGATGGTACAGAGACACCCGCTCGTGAATTGTTATGCAAAATCAACTGTGGCGGTGCGGAGATTATCAATGCGAGCGAATGCTATTTTACTACGAGTAATGAATTCAAGCTCATTGATTTTTCACAGAATCATAAGCGTGGAGGTGAATTGAGTATCTATATTACCAACAAGACACATGACGGTAAGACATACAGTATTACTGTAGAATATTCCCCTTGCAAAGGGGTCATCTTGTATCAGCAAAAGTGTGACCGTTTTGAGAAGATTCTTAAGGAAATCTATACAGCGGGTACATGCAGTCGTCTGGTATTCTCTTTCAATCGCAAAGTAAAAGATATTCAGATCCGTCCTACTACAGAGGTTGATCAACCTGATGTATGGATCAGCGGTCTTGAGATTGACTCCATTGATGAAGAAAAGGCTATTTATACCATTGATTTTACAGATGAACTCGCAGTCTACCCGCAGTTTCTCAATTTCCTTCAAATCGTGGCTGAGGATAGTAGCGCGGATGAGCAGCGCGAACCATTGTTCATGTATATCATGGCCTACGGATTTCCTCGTGCTAGGTAATTTATGTGCGACGTTTGATGATCGGTTTCTTTTTATGAGAGATACTCAACTTTTCCAATGACAACGGAATCATTGTAAAACTAATAGATGTAGAAGAAGTACTTACAGGATCAATAGTTAATTCAAGATTACTAAGCCCTCTAATTTTTGTAATATTTCCGGTAACAGAATCATATTCCACAATATCAGATGCTGCTATACAACCTTCCATTATAGTAGATTTAAACTCCGCAGCTTCCTTCGTTGATAATTTATTATCAACAATCTTCTTATTGCAGAACAAATTCAACCGGTTAATCCTCTGTCCATGGTTCAACTTTCCCCATGGTTTTTGATAGACGTCAGAAATACCTCCGGAATTATGCTTTTTATACTCTAAAATTTCTACTTCATCAATCAAATCCATGGTAGGAAGGCCATCTTGCTCCATACCATGAATAGAATCGATTATCTTGTCAATGATATCCATTTAAACCTAATATTGCATTTCAATTTATAATGGAAGAATGTCCAGGACTTAACTTGAGCAAAGCCATATGGTATGTACCACAAGGAAAAAATGTAACCGAATTAACTGTATGCAATCAATGTAGAAAGAAATACTCTGATATAGAAGTCTTTGTCCCTGTATCAGACAAAGAGATTGAATGCAATTGTGATGGGTTTCTATACGGCAACCGGTTAGATAACGGACTATTTAATATAAGTTTCTGGGAGGATCAAAGTACATACTTTGATACAACTGTGGATGGAGAAGTATACCTAAAGAATGGTTCAAAGTTTAACATATTTATACATAGCAAGTTGTCAGAGACAGACTATTTCAAATACGAGATACTTTGTAATGACAATGTAGTAGTTCCACTATCAAGTGTTGCATACAAGAAAGACGTAAAGGATGGGTATACATTTCATTATGTAGGAGAACAAGACACTTCTATCACAAAGGCAATCAGTATTCTAAAAAATACAGGCGTTATCTATTCCACAGACAAACTAACGATTAGATTATATGTGTTTAAGCTAGTCCGTAATCCAGACTTGAATGATTATAGTAACAAGTTCTTAGGAGACTTTGTAATGATTAATCCTAATAGTATAACTATTAAAAGTACACAAGGAAAGGAATCAGACTATATTCTAAAAACTAAGCAACAGTATAATAGTTCAGTTATACTTTCAACAGGCAAATGGATACAATGTAATGAAATACCTTTGGAAATTAATATTAAACCGGTTAGTCTAGGCGACGAAGAGTCGCCTGGATTGTACTTGGAAACACTGCTAAAAAGAAGCAAACAATTTATAGAAGCACGTAATGAAAAGAATGAGATGGATGTAAGGAGATTCAAAAACATGATGCGGGAGATTGAGTTGCAGATTAAAGAATTAATAAGTAATACACAGGATAATCTTAACATATTAGATGAAATTGAAGTTATTCAAAACAAGTAAGAAGCAAGAATGGAAGATATTCTAGGTTGTCTTACATCCGGTGTTTTCACCGCTCCAATTTGGAAGGCTCATGGAAAACCTACCAAAATTTGCTGTACAAAATGCGGCAAGGCGATTATAGGTGGAGGGATAGTTTATAAGGACTTTACTGTTTGTTTATTATGCATCGAGGGATTGCTCCATACCTACGAGCCTTACCTCTATCCATTCCTGTATGGTTTGCAGTATAAAACAGATAAAGAAGTAGTCCAAATGCTTCCGGAATTATTCCAGACATGTGGTATTCCTGTTCCAGAGGAACTAGGAAAGCAGGGAGCAGATTCGAGTGCTACTACTGCGGCTACTCCTCCCGCTGTAGCACAGTTTCAACAAGTAACTACAAATACACCAATGCACTCTAAATACGAAATACCAAAATTCAATCCTACTCCGGCTACAGCATCACTTATACAACAACCTGCACAGACATCATTTAACGCATTTAAACCCGTTACAGTTGCTAATCAAACTCAAGGCGCAAGTACAAACACAATAGCGACTGGTTTTAACACAACAATACCGGCATTTAATTCTGGTTTTGGAGGAGGGTTTGGACAAGGTGGTTTTACATGGAAAAAGTAAGAAGGGAGAAGAAAGCAGGAAGAAGGAAATTAGTTTGATTTTACTTTGGTTAAATGAAATTGATTTAATTTAGTCTTGACATCAACGTTACAAGAAAAGCATAACAACAAGACAAAATGGCTTCCTCTACTCAGAAATCCGTCTCTCAAAACAAGTACAAGGAGTTTGACAACAAACCTTTCGTAGTGGTTGATTTTCTTGACCTAGACCCAGAATGCATTCGCTTCCAGGAACCCAAGACAATGAGCAATGGCAACAAGGTTATCCCTATGCGCTACACCGTCAATGGTACAGACAAGACTCTGCACGTGAAATACACTCAGCGCACTTGCCCCTTCGGTCTCTCCAATAACACGGAGAAGAAGGATGAATATCGTGGCAAGTACGAGAATGGCGAGAAGATTACTGGTTATTCCACCTCGATTAGTTTTCTGAAGGATGAGGATCCTTATCTCGCCAAGGCTGAGCAGCTTGACCAATTCTTTATTGACAAGTGTGTGGCCAATTCAGTCTCTTGGGGTCTTGGTGGTTCTAAGACTCGTCCTATTGACCGCTCGGCGATTGAGGGCTATGATGACAAGGGCTGGAACGGCAAGTGGAAGCGACTCGTCAAGTATGCCTACAAGGTTGATAAGAATACCAAGGATCGTATCTACCAGGATTACCCTCCTCGCATGGAGTTTGGTGTTCAAACCGAATCCATCACTGAGACGCTTGGCGATAATGGTCTGATGAAGCAGCGCGCGGTTTTCAAGCCCGCGTTCTTCGATGCCCAGCGTGAGAAGGTATTCTCCAGCGGCTATAATGCTAGCAATCCCAAGGTAACCAGTGATGATATCAATGAGATTCTTCCCAAGTGGTCTCGTGTATCTCTGGCGGCTACATGGGGCAATCTCTCTCTGGGTACTTACGGTGCATCTATCAAGCCCAAGGTTCTTCAGGTTCAGGTGTTCCCTAATGAGCGCCTGGATAATGACACTTGTCTGCTCGATGATGACCTCGAGGGTGGTGATGAGTCGGCCGATCTCACTGATATGCTTGCCGCATCAACTGTCAAGGAGGCAGCAGCACCAGTTACTCGCACAGTAGCTCCTCCAGTTGCCAAGAAGCCGGCTCCGCCTCCGGTGCTCGAAGAGCAAGAAGAGGAGGAAGAACAAGAAGTAGTTACAAGCAAGCCGGCGGTTAATCTCGAGGACGAAGAGGAGGAGCAGCCTGAGCCCGAGCCCGAGCCGAAGCCAGTAGTTCGCACTACTCGCGTCATTGCTCCTAAGAAGAAGTAAATCAAGTGTTCCCGTATAGCTTAGCAGTATTACTCCAAAATAAGATAAACAGACAATAACCGACAAATGAATTATCCATAAGGGGGTTCCCTTATGGATATCTTACTTTGTTTTTTAAAAATTGAATTATAATAGAAATACTAAGAAGTAAGAAGTAAGAAGTAAGAAGTAAGAAGATGAAGACTCTTATTATTGCTGTGTTATTCGTTGCGACGTGCCTGGCACGGCCTATGCCCGGAGATAATATTCTTGTAGCGCCTGATTATATAGCCTATTTTAAAGATGGTGCTCTTAGGCTAGAGAACAAGATCAACTATCAGATATACGAGTTAATCCCCGAATGGATTATTCAGGGGAGAACGGCAACAAAGTTATGGATAAAAGAGGATAACATGTATTATGAGGGGAATACAGTAGGTGTCGCGATAAGATATCGTAATTCAACAGTTGCTTTTAATCTTGAAATGAAAGGGAGCAAGTTATTAATTTCCACATCCATTAATAACTGGGATTTTAAAGAGACTAGCCTGAAATTAGGATTCAACGTTAGAGATGTCTGGTGTAACCGAACGATCCTGCCATATGACGGTATCATCCATCTTGACGGATTTCTTAAACTTCATGTTGATAAGAACTGTTATACTGAATCAGGCATACAGAAGCTATCGGTAGAATATACCGAAGGAATGTATTATATCACATATCCTGAATTTAACCAAAGTCTCTATCACTTCTCAGAAGTATCTTTTGAACATGGGATACTCGATATTATCTTTATCATATACGTATTTATCATGATGATAATGTTATTCACAATTATAAAATCCGACAAACCTAAAAAATCAAATAAAATGATTTAGGATAATTATTATTTAGGTACAACAACATACCGTTTGTATCTTCAGAGTGCGATGGTGACGATAATGCAGATTCTTCCCTGCCAGGATACGGTTAATAAACCGTATCCTGGATTTGGAGGGGAATATCCAGACACAGGATGCATGTTCTGTGTTTCCCTAGGAGGAAACGAGATAAACAGGTATAACATTCACAATGACGCTGCATGTTATATCTCTTGCCAGAATCCAGAGTGTAAGCAAAAGGCATTCGAGATTACACAGTCTATCAACCAAAAGATTGCGGAACAGGCTAGCAACTTCTTGAAGGGAGGGTTAATCTACACCATCGATGGTAAAACATACCATATCAATACTGAAGATGGAAAAAGCTTTACGGAGATGTTGGGGTCTAACCGACTGGGAGAAGAATACGCATATGGAGTACCGGACAATACATATATGTCCGCAGAGTACGATTACACAGATCCGCGTGAAGTGACGGATGACAATTTCAATGTCTTCTTGTATTCAAAGCAGAAAGAAGACGGTTTCTGGTACAAGATATATCTTAGGAAAAATGGGGTTGCATCTTACAGATGTGCAAACTTCTTCCCATGCAAGTAATCAACGAGAAGGAAGTAAGAAGGAGGAAGAAATAGTAAAAGCAAAACTAGGGGGGCTTTTACTTTGTAAATGTATAAAATGATTGGGGTATAATATTATTAGGGTAATATAATCTTCGTTATCCTTGCGCAAGCTAAAGGTAAAGAAAGCAAAAGCAAGAGAGAGAAAGAGAATGTCGGCGCCATATATTATTGAACCAGTGAGGAGTCATTTGATCAATAAGTTTGAGCCGTTTGATGTATGGACAGACGAGTATCCAGATGGAGGATGCATGTTCTGCTTCACTCCGTCAGGGGTGCTGCAGGAATTTCCTGTTTATAACAGCAAATACATGTATTTCTCCTGTCAAAAGGGGGAATGCAAGGGTCAGGCGTTTGAACTGACACAGTCAATCAACAGAAAGATTGTGCGCGGTGCATACGAGGCGCTAATGAATGCGAGAGTCCGTGATGAAGAAGACAGGCTTGTTGTTCAATACAGGGAACAAAAGTATGAGATCGCGACCAGAGAGGACATTAGTCTCTACGAGATGATGGATAACTTCAATATTCTCAAGGAGGACTTCGGAGATATGCGAGACGAAGCAGAGAGGAAGAGAAACCAAGCGAAAGAAAACCAACAGCTGATAATGTCAGATGAGGGGATTCCCATGCTACCTTCTGAACTCTGGGATATTATCTTGGACATCAACAAGGAGCAGATTGATGCTATGGATACTCCAGAATACGCGCTTCTTGACAATGTGGATATCACAGTGGAATATTATGATAATTATGACTGCTATGATGCACATACAGTCACAGAAGACGATTTCAAAGTGGTTGTCTATGCGAGGAATATTTCTGACAACAGTCCAGTGAATATCAGTCTCAGAGATGAATACTTCGAGGATAAGATGACTATCGGCTGGATTTACACGGAACAAATTTGGTATTAGGATATAGAAAATAGTAAAGCATAACTACTCTTAGGGGTGCTTTTACTTTGTGATGCTTAAAATGAAAGTACTGAGAAGAAGTAAGAATGGAGGAAGACGACTCATACCCAATTCCGGATATTAGAAATCCCGAGCCACTGGATATTGATCGTTATAAAATACCTTATGGAGAATATTGTATGTTTTGTACTACGCCCAAGGACATTTGCTACATGCATCAGATAGGGGACACAATATTTGCATTTATATCATGTTCTTCGGATGAATGCAATATATCTGCATTACATCATGTTGAAGCTTTTCAGGCAGCGTGGGCACTTGATAAACAATGACATACTTTCATCAGATGATCTAGCTTGTACTTCTTTGTAGTAGACATCACTACCACATTCACACTTGATAATACTCGTTGTTGCAACAGGAATACCTGTGACGCATTGTCTAGTCTCTGTATCAAGCCGTTGTAATTTTCCAGACCATTTTTCAGGAAACATTTCATGATATGTCATATGCGGTACTTTGAGTAGTTGTACTTCACCTAACCGGATTCTAGGTAAGAGGTAGACATTTCCCAATTCAGAATCAGGATTAATGTTCTGTGTTACTAATTTAATAATGTCCAAATAGGCAGCAGATTTGCCGTTAGATTTTAAAAAGATCTCATTTTCCAAGGCAACCAGTTCATCGGATGCCAAGTGCTTTTCCAGATACTTTTTAATATAGTTCTGTCCCTTTGTTCTAAACGCAGCCATTACTTTACTTTAATGATTTCATTCATTTTTAAATTGAAACGGAACAATCAAAGGAAATGGCTTCAGCTAGGAAACTATTCAAGGCACTTGGTATTGAGGCGGAGATACAGACTCATCCCGAGTTTTTCTATCTTAAATGGGGCGAAGGGGAAGGGGAAGGGGGAGTA